TACTTACAACGTAGGTGTAATACCTAAGAATTCACAGATAGTAGAAGTACTAATGCGTTTTGCAATAGCCAGTAACGCAGGAACTAGTGCGACTATGTCGGTTGGTAAAACGGATTCAGGTGGAGCAACAGCAGCTTTTTATACTGCTGCTCAAAATGTTAAAGTAGTAGCAGAACACACACAACAAACTTCAGCTTTTGATAATATGGATCGTGTTGATGAAGATACGCGAATAACTGCTACTCTTATAACAATAGGAACAGCATCAACTACTGGTCAAGCGAGTGTAACAATTACGTATATTCAAGCAAATAATTTGCAAGATATATCTGCTAACTAATGTTTAATAAATAAAGGAAAATAAATCATGGCTGATGTAAACACCAATACTATCATTATAGATGGCCCTCAGAAGTTTGTAGCTTCTTTTGTTCATACATATGTTAACGTAGGTGAAGGTACTCCAGTAAAAAAAATAGATGTTTCTGCATTAGCAATAAATCCTGTTAATGGAAACCCTTGCATAGGAGTACGGATTAACAAAATCTTGTACTCTACTATAGGTCTAACGCTTAAAATCAACTGGTTTGCAGCTACCCAGGTTCTAGCGGCGCAAGTTCCGGAAAATTATAGTGATGTTTTAGACTTTTCAAGTTTTAGTGGATTGCCTAACCCAACTATTGGTGCTGCCGGATCAAATGGAGATATCTATTTTGGAACGGTTGGCGAAGCAGCTAATGATTCCTACACTGTTGTTATGGAATGCATTAAGATTTACGGTAATACATAGGAGGTTTTTATGACAACTTTTAATTCTGTAGCTAACGTTTCGGCAAGAAATGAAAATAAAAAGAAAATAAATCCTGGTAATAGAGCATATGTGTATATGTCCGGTGGAGTTCATTCTCCTGACGCACGTCCTAAAAAAAAATATAACAAAGGCGGAGCCGGACTTTATGCTAATATTCACGCTAAAAAAGAAAGAATTGCTGCAGGATCAGGAGAAAAAATGCGTAAACCAGGAGATAAAGGAGCTCCTGCAAAAGGTATTTTTAAAAAAATAGCGGAAGGATAAATACATGGCTACTTCAGGAACCGTAGACTTTAATTTAAGTATAACAGATATTATTGAAGAAGCTTATGAGCGTTGCGGTTTAGAATTACGTACAGGATACGATTCTAAAACAGCTCGGCGTTCTTTAAATCTTTTGTTTTCTGAATGGTCTAATCGTGGATTAAATCTTTGGGTTGTGGAAGAAGAAACTCAAAGTATGGCACAACTTTCTACAACCTCGTCTATTTCAGAATATCCGTTAGGAGTTATTACTTTAACCGTAGCAGCTTCGGCTAATTTAACTATTGGCGAAACAATTACCGGGAACGTAAGCGGAGCAACAGCTAAAATTATTACTAAACCTACAGGAACTACCGTTACAATTACTGTTCCCGTAGGAACTTTTGTGGTAACAGATAATGTTACAGGAACTACAAGTGGAACTACGACAGGAGTAACAGCAATACCTAGTTTATCCGACACACAAGCAACGGTAGACATTTTAGAAGCGGTTATTCGTCGAGACGGCGCGGATATATCAATAGGAAGAATAAGCCGAGGAGATTATTTAGCTATTCCTGATAAAGTATCTCAAGGAAGACCTACTCAATTTTACATAAATAGACAAATAACTCCTACAATTACTGTGTGGCCCGCTCCTATTAATTCAACCGATCAATTAGTATACTATCGTGTAAAACGTATAGAGGATGTAGGAACAGCGCAAAATACTCCGGATGTCCCTTTTCGTTTTTTACCGTGTTTGGTAGCTGGCCTAGCTTATTACTTGTCTGTAAAACGTTCTCCTCAAAGAGTAGGACTTTTAAAACAAATGTACGAAGAAGAATGGCAAAGAGCAGCCTCTGAAGATAGCGAAAGAGTAGCTTTACGTTTAGTACCTTCTCAACAATCGTTAAGGATATAAAATGGCACGTTTTGCAAGTACTAAATACGCTAAAGGGATTTCTGATAGATCCGGAAGAGAGTATCCTCTTAATGTTATGCTTTTAGAGTGGAATGGTTTATTAGTAGGGCCTGATGAGTACGAACCTAAACAGCCTCAACTTACGCCACCACGTATTCAACCTGATCCGCAAGCTTTAAGGATTAGTCGTCCTGCTCGAACAGAACCCCCTGTTGAAGTTATTTTACCTTTTAATCCTTTTGAGTCAGCTAATACAGGCTCTCCAATAGTTAGGATAACAGAACCAGGAAGCACTAGAGTTGTAGGAGACAAAGTTCGTCTTAGAAGTACCGAGGCTTTCGATGGTTTTACTTCCGCAGCTTTAGAATACAGTAGTGGATATACTGTAGTTAAGGTATATAATACTAACGTACCTTATGATTATGCTATAGATATTAGCGAAAGCGGTTCTTCTGAAACAGGTACAGTGGGAACGGTAACAGGTGGCGGAGGAACTGCTTCAGCAGGCCCCGTTACAGTGGAGGCATAATGGCATTTACATACTCAACATTAAAGACAGCAATTCAAGATTATACACAAAATGAAGAAACAACATTTGTTAGTCAGTTAAATACTTTTATAGTAAATGCAGAAGAACGTATTTTAAAAGAAGTACAGCTATCTGTGTTTAGAAAAAACTCAGAAGGGTCTACAAGTGCAGGTAATCAATTTTTGTCAAAACCTGTTGATTTTTTAGCGCCTTTTTCATTAAGCGTAAAAAACGGCTCTAATGTAGAGTTTTTACTTTATAAACAAGTAACTTTTTTACAAGACTATAATCCAAACAGTACTAGCACAGGAATGCCAGGGTACTATGCCGATTGGAATGACACAACATTTTTACTATCGCCTCCTCCTACAGGAGCTTATGACATGCAATTGCACTATTTTTATCGTCCTAAATCTATAACTACAGAAGCTAGTGGAGAAACGTGGTTAGGAACTAATGCTTCTTTAGCTTTATTATATGGTTCTTTAGTAGAGGCTTATACGTTTATGAAAGGCGAAGACAACTTATTAAAACTTTATAACGATCGTTACATGGAAGCTCTTAATTGGCTTAAAAACCTTGGTGAAGGAGAAAACACTAGAGATTCTTATCGTTATGATGATTTAAGAAGGGACGTTCAATAATGCAAGCAGATGGAAGTAGCGATATAGGCAATGTAACCGTTATGACTTCAAGTAATGGAGGGCATAGTCCAGAGCAAATAGCTGAACTAGCCTTAAATAAGATAATGATGGTAAGCGATACAGCCCCTCCTGTCATACGGGATCAAGCTATAGCACACAGAGAAAAGTTGAGAGAGATTCTTATTTATTATATGAATAAGATGGCGCAAAGTGAAAGAACAACTCTTTGGGCAATGTTTAATAAACAAGGTCATGGTGATATGGCCAAAATTATAAGGAGTTTATAAGATGGCCATAGTACAATCGATGACTGGTAGTTACAAAAAAGAAATAACCGCAGGCATACATTTTTGGACAAGTCATTCACGCACAGGATCTTCAGTAATTAACGCAGATTCTTTCTATATTGCGATGTTTACGTCTAGTAGATCGGATGCTAACCAAGATTTAACCGGATATACATCTACTAATGAAGTAACAGACAGTAATAGTGGTGGAACAACATACGCAGCAGGAGGACAACTTTTAGCAAACGTTACTTTAGGTTTAGCAGATAACTCAGGAAATGTAGCAACAGCTTTCTTAGATTTTACAGACACAACCTGGGGTTCTTCCTCTATTAGTAATGCAAGATGTGCAGTTATTTATAATTATACGTTGGCTACAGCAGGATCAGGCGGAACAACTACTCATGCTGCAAAACCTTCCGTATGTGTGTTGGATTTTGGTAGTAATAAATCTTCAAGTGATGGCGATTTTACTATTCAATACCCAACAAATGACGCAAACAACGCGGTAATTAGAATAGCATAGAATGTCAACAGTTACCTATACTGTTACCGTTGTCAGTACTGGTAGTGGTAACAAATACTTTATTAATGGTAACCAACAATCCTCTTTAAATTTATTTGAAGGGGTTACGTACAAGTTTGACCAATCAGCGAATTCTAATTACAATCATCCTTTGCGTTTTTCAACTACTTCCGACGGAACACATGGTGGTGGATCTGAGTATACAACAAGTGTAACGACTTCAGGTACACCAGGAAACGCCGGAGCCTATACCCAGATATTAATTGGAGGATCTACTCCTAATTTATACTATTACTGCACAAATCACTCAGGAATGGGAGGAGAAGCATCTACTGAAGGAGCACTTACTTCTGGATGGGGCCGTTCTACTTGGGGAAGTGGGCCTTGGAGTCAGGGTTTTAGTCCTTTAACTGTAACTGTTAGCAGTGTAAGTGCTTCAATCGCTATAGGAAGTCCTGCTATTACAGCGGCTCAATCTGTAGTTGTAGCTGTAACAGGTGTTGAAGCCGATGTTTTTCCTGAAGGAGGATGGGGTCGTTCTGCTTGGGGAAGTGGAGGTTGGGGCACGCCACTAGGCGTAACTATTAACACAGGAACAGGAGTAACTGTCAGTCCGACAGGAGTAGCAATAGCTGGTTCTATAGCTAATGTAACGACTATTGAGGGCGGAGGAATTAGTGTAGGAATTAGTTCTGGCGCTACTGCCGTAGGTTCAATAGGAACGATAGTTGTTAGACAAGAAGTAGTGTTTGCCACAGGAGTAAGTGCGGCCAGTATAATAGCAAATATTCAAACAGGATTAGGTTTTGGTGTTACACCGGTAATTGCAACCAGTGCAATAGCAACACCAAACATTATTGGAGGAACGGGTGTTACCGTAACAACATCAGCTGTAACAGCAGCTTCCGCAATAAATAATGTTGTAACTAATGAGGGTTCAGGAGTAACTGTTACGGTATCTAGTGTTCTTACAACATCCCATATTGGCAATGTTAACGTTCCTGATGTATTAATAAGTGTATTAGGAGTAAGTGCGCAAGGTTTAGTAAGTACACCAACAGTTTGGTCTGAAATTATTCCAGGACAAAATGCAGGTTGGACAGAAATTACCGATACGCAATCTCCAGGTTGGACAGAAATAGCAGCATAGGAGAGTAAAATGGCTTCATCGTTTACAACAAATTATGGTATAGAAAAAATTACCACAGGAGAACAGTCTGGTACCTGGGGAACAACAACAAATTATAATGTAGATATATTAGATAGAATAGCGGCTTATGTTTCAATAGCTTTATCGAACGCTTCTACTGCTACGTTAACGGTAAGAGCAGGTTCTCCTACAGATGGAGCAAATAACGCTCAAAACGGAATGTATCGTGTTATTAAATTTACAGGAACTTTAAGTCAAAATTGTACGGTAACTATAGCTCCGGCAACTACTTCAGCCTTTTTTATGATACAAAATGCTACTACAGGTGGATATAGTGTCATTATGGCCCAGGGTTCTGCTGCGCAAACAGTTTCAGTTCCTTCTACAAAAGCACAAATAATATATGCAGACGCTAGTGACGAGGTAATCTCTATTTCAGACAAGTTTAATGTGCAAAATTTTGGTAATATCTCTATTTCAGGCAATACTATTTCTAGTACAAACACTAATGGAGATATAGATATAACTCCAAATGGTAATGGTAACATTCAATTAGAATCAGACCTTATTTATTTAGGTGGTGGTTCTGAAGAAGGTCATTTATCTTCAAATGGTGCTTATGATTTACTTTTAGAGACAAATTCAGGCACAAATTCCGGTTTTATTAGGATTGTAGACGGCGTAAATGGCGATGTTCGAGTCGAACCAAACGGAACAGGAGAGTTTTCAGTAGGAAATGGAGCGGCTTCTGGAAAAATTACGTCTAAAGGAGCTTTTGATTTAGAATTAGATACAAATAACGGAACGAACTCCGGAAGCATTAAAATTACAGATGCAGCAAATGGTGCTATCGATCTTGCACCAAACGGAACAGGAACAGTTGTTGTCAAAGGTAATACAAATCCAGGTAGTGTAGTTTTTAATTGCGAATCCAACACTCACGGCCAAACAGTTAAGGCTCAACCTCATTCTGCAACTGTAACTAATATTTTAACACTGCCAGCAGGTGGTAATCAAGAAATAGTTGGAACAACTGCTATTCAAACTTTAGCTAGTAAGCAACTGAAAGATTATGCAGAAACTGTTTATGCTAATGGTTCTAAAACAGCAGCATTTGATTTAGATTTAGATAATGGTAATGTTCAATCTTTTACTGTAGGTAGTGGGACTTTTAATGTAGGAATTACAAATTCACTAGCAAGTCAATCGAATTCTATGACTATTATCCTTACAAATGGTGGTGCTGGTACAATTACTTTTAAAGCAGGAGCTAATGGTGGTGGTGGTGCCAATGTTAAATACGCAGGAGGAACAGCCCCTACTTTAACTTCTTCTGGGATAGATATTTTAACCTTTACAACTTTTGATGGTGGCACAACTTACTTTGGGTTTGCTGCAGGATTGGCGATGGCATAATGAGTTTAGGAGCTAACAAACAAACATTAATGGGAGCTGCTGGAGCAGGTGGTGGTGTTGATAATTTCTATTCCCATCAAATAGCTAAGAGTTGTAGGTTTGATGGTGCAGGAAAATATCTTAGAACTAATGGTTCTGCTCCTACACTTGCTACAAAATATACTTTTTCAACATGGGTTAAAAGGGCTAAGCTAAGTTCCAATCAAATAATATTTGGTGCTGAAACTGATAATGTTAATTACGATTATTTTAACTTTAGGTCTGATGATCTTTTAGAACAAGCATCACAAAGAAGTACTACTTATATGACAAGGGATTTATCTGTTTTTAGAGATGTAAGTGCATTTTACCATTTAGTATTTCAATGGGATACTACGTTAGCATCAGCTACAGATAGATTAAAAGTATATGTTAATGGTGTTAGATTAGCTTGGGATCAAACTCAATATAGTGGTGCATTACCTCAAGACACAGCTTTAAAATTTAATGAAAATAGTGCTTCACTTAGTGTAGCATATACTGTTTCTTATACTTCATATTTTAATGGATACATGGCACAAACAGCAGGGATTGATGGAAGTATTGTAGCTATAGGTGATCTAGGTGAAACGAAAAATGGAGTCTGGATACCTAAAGATTTAAGTGGATTAACATTTGGAAATAATGGTTTCTTATTAGATTATGCATCATCTAGTGATATGGGCAATGATGTATCAGGTAATAATAATGACTTTACTCCAACATCTATATCAGCACACGACCAAATGCTAGACTCTCCAACCTTTAACTCTAATTCTAATGGTGGTAATTTTTCTACTTGGAACTTGTTATCTAGAACAAACCCAGCATTATCTTATGGAGCTTCTACTTTTACACAAGGTAATTTAGGGTTTGCTGGTGCTACTGGTGGTACTGCTTCAACTGGTTCTACTTTTTCAATGCAAAGTGGTAAGTGGTATGCAGAAGTTCTGCAATCTGGTACTCCTGCTGGAGGATTTCCGGCATTAGGAGTAATTTATACAGATAGAATGGGTAGTGCTCAAGGTACATCTAATATACAACCTCAAAATGGTTTCACATCTTTTATTGCACAGACAAATGGCTATGTATATAAGTTTGATGGTTCTTCTGGTGCTAGTTATGGTAGTGGTTTTGCTAGTGGGGATATTTGTAATATAGCAGTAGATATAGATGCAGGAAAGATTTGGTGGGGTAAAAATGGAACTTGGTTTAATAGTGGTAATCCATCAACAGGAGCTTATCCGGGAGATACTTTTACAGCAGGAAGAGATCTATCTTTATGGGTTGGTGGGTATAGTGGAAGTGGAACATCTATATTAAACGCAGGACAAGAGGGGACTTTTGCAGGAGCAAAAACAGCACAGGGTAATACTGATGACACAGGTTATGGTAATTTTTATTATACTCCAAAAACTATAGCATCAGGATTCTTAGCTTTATGTTCTGGTAACTTACCAATACCAGCTTCAATAGACCCTGCACAAACTGATGATGATTTTCCAAAAGAATTATTTTTTATGTCTCAGTACACAGGTAATGGTACTGCTAGAACTATAACTACAGCAAATCAACCAGATTTGATGTTCCTTAGGCATTACACTACGGGGCAAGACTGGTATACATTCGACTCTACTAGAGTTATAACAGATAATAAAGTTATAATAACAAATACTACTGCTGCAGAATCAGT